GCCGACTCGATGGAAGCCCCGAGCTGGCTCGTACAGACGGCGTAAGCATTGGCGCCTTTGCCTTTTTTCTTGACATCTTTTACGCACCGATCCCATTTGTCGGTATGCTTACCCTTGCCAGGCTCTGAGTTCTTTTTCTTGCCACGAATCAAGGCCGCATTGGCCGAAGCCGAGTTCGACTCAAAGAATATCAGCTCAAGCGCACGCACGAGCGACCCTCTCTTTCGGAACGAAGGTGACTTCGTTATAGAACCCTCGCCGGGTCGTCATATCCTGCCTGAGCTGCGGCCGGACTAGAAAGTCCCGGTGTAAATCCATACCCATGTCCGACGCGATCCGCTCACCCTGCTCAAGCGAATCGAGCCTAACGGTGCCCGAGCCAGCGCAGTCAATGTAATAGCGTTGCTCGCACCCCAGAGCTAAGCCTCGGTCGATCGCCGTGACTTCCTCGTCTTTCCTGCCCTGAAAGCGCTCGTTCCAATGCTGGCGATTGGCCCGGAACTGATCGAACGTGCAGAACCCAAAAGCTTCTGGGTTCCGAATCAAATCATCGATCGAGTCCATACTTCTCATTGCAGGTTCCTGTCTTGGGTTTTGACATCGCGGCGATCCTGTGAGGTCACCGCACTCGGTGAATTCTGGTTGGGGGCATCCGAGCCTTTTCCGGTCGCGAGATCCAAAGCGGTATTTTTGGTTGAAGATCCGCCGGAAGGCTGAGAGCCCCCGTTTGAAGGCGGAGCCGTAAGCGGGTTCGTAATCGTCCGCATGGGCTGCTCATCCGCCGTTTCCTGATCAATCTTGCTCTTCTCTTCGTCGTAGTCGTAATCCTCGATCTCAAGCTCTTTTCCTGCAATCGGGGCTGCGGTTTCACGCGCTAGATATCCGCAGTCTTCTGCGAACTTGACGTCCTTCAGTTTGGACGAACGATCCTGAGTGATGATCTCAGGGAAGGTGACTTCACATTGTGAGCCTTCCACTCCGTACTCATCTTGGAACTTTCTCCAAACCGATTTGACGAGTCTTCCGCAATCGAGCTGGATCCGTTCAAACTTCTTAGCAACGGGCTCAGTTGCTACGATAGCGCCCGCTCGATTAGATCCGGCCGAGCTCGCCATTCCGAAATAGTTGTGGGGAAGACCTGAGCCCACGCAAACCATATTCACGCCCCACTCGAGCGTTTCATCTTTTCCCGTATGCGTTCCCTGATTGGCGAGGTAGGTTCGCTTGATCTTATCCGTGTGAACGAAACGCGAGCCAGCCGGCTCAAAATCCCCCAAGGCTTTGAGTGCGGCGGATAGCGCATCGACGTCGGGCTGACCTCCCTCGACTACGACGTCTTCGGTCCAAGCCGCCTGCTTCTTGAGAGAAATGAGTTTGTAGTTCACACAGTCGCGTAACCACTTGAGATATCCGAGAACTGGATAGAGGTCCGACCGGCCTCTCTTCTCGTTGCTCATGCAGTTATATTTGAAGTGCATGAGGTCAGAAGCCGGTATCTGCTGCATGATGAACTTGGATCCAGGAACGGGCTGGCCTTGGTCGACTCCCGTATAGATCTGATACTGAGTGGGGAAAACGAGCTGATAGTAAAGAACCCGGGTGATGTCTTCCGGGTAAGTCACGATTTCCCAGCAAGTCGAGGGATCGACTAACCTGATCCTGGGGATGATCCCTTTCGGCGGCTCTTGGCCTGGACGATCCTTGTAACCAATATAGATCTGCTGATTGGGTAACCACCAGATCATATTCTCGCCGTAGGTCCGGCCTTCCTTAACGATGTCATCCATCAAGTCATAGAATCGGTTGACCTCGCAAAAGGCTTCCCAAAGGGCTAATGCCTTTTTGTCGTCCGAGTCGACCCGAAAGCCGCGACCCAGGACGAAGTCTCTCGTAATGTGGATGATCGCACGTGCAAACGGATGATGATGATACTCGTGAAAACAGATCGCGTGAGCCCGGAGATAATCGTAGAGATAGGGTTGTTTGTTGAATGGGCCTCCGAGTAACGGAAGATAATCATCGCCCACGAGACCGGCATTCGTGCCCACGTTCTCTCGGAACTTGGCCTCGCGAAACTTCCGCATCCGAGACCCCTTGGCCCAAGCTTCTTGAATTTCTTTCTTGTTCTTGAAGCGAACGTAACGGTAGCGACCATGCGTATCGGCCTCAAGGAAAACTCCCTCGGCTTCGCAATCCTTGTTCTTACCGATGAATGACATCAGCTCAGGGACAGTGTGAACGGTATTGAAGCTCTTTCCGCCCTCTCGAAAACGATCATCGAAAAGATAGGTGTTCGGATCGAACTTCCCGCCTTGGGCCAAAGCATAGGCCCTTTGCATTTTTTGATCGAGATTCTCTTCAGGTACAGCGACTGGAACTTCATTGTTCCGTCTCGCCATCAGGCAGCCGCCAACGCGGCTCTTTCATCGAGCCAGGTATCGAAATCCGGTAGATTGCTTTTTTCTGTCTCCATGAGCTCCTGAGTCATCGGGACCGATCGACACCTACAGTAGAAGTGCGCCGGCGGAACAATCGCTTGGCACGCATCTTCCGACTCCTTGAGTTTGGCTTCGATCTCCGCTGATGTCAAACCGTCGCGCCAAACGCAGCAAGTGTCGGTCTTCCCATCGATGATCGAAACCCATTGGAAGTCGTTAATGCCCTGAGCGTTGGCCGCCTCGTGGTCACCTGCGCGAACGACCCGAACAAAATCCTCGGTGATATCGCTCTCAAGCTCCCACTCGTATCGACCTTCGTCCGTCGGTTCCTCTGAGTAGTAGACTCTCGAATAAGGCGTTCTATTAGGAGAATCAATAGGGAAATGCTCGGAGTAGTAATCTTCGAGAATCTGCGACCACTCTTCCGGATCGATCACGCCAGTCGAAACGTTCACGCCGCTTGGCCCAGATCCATCGTAACGGCCTGGATAATCAGGCTTAAATGTATCTCGAGCCTCACGGAGCTTGGCCATCACCGCACGCTTTTTGACGTTCTCTACTTTCCTCGGGAAGGCGCGATCGAGCCGGGCTAAAAGCTCATCGTTATCGCCGCCAGCGACTTGGCTGAGCTGGAACGCATCGGCGACGTCGCGCAAGAGCCTGGAAAAGACGAGATCCATTCGATGACGAAGGGAACCGCCCGCGGGTGCGTCCTTGCTTTCGATCTGATCCAGCATGGAAGCTGAGATTCGGTATGGATCAGTGCCAGCCATAGCTCGGGCGATCCCCTCAGTTGCACCGATGTAAGTTAGCGCATAGGTCGACCTCCTTAGCCGCTTGACGAGTGCGGTTGCTTCCTCGGCCGCGATGTCAAACCACGGCTGAATTCTTTTCTCAAAGTCTTTCCGATACTTTCTAGCGTCGTAATGAGAGATCCCGTGATGCAAGTAGCTTCTCGCGATCTCGAGCGTTTTTTTCTTGAGCTCGTCGACGACGGCGCTCGTAAATCCCTGATAACGAGTCAGAAGGTTCTCGAGCACGCGATCGCGGCTCAGCATGAACTTTTCGTACTTGGTTGAGTGCGTGAGCGGGATCAGATTATCGTGCAAGGCCGTAACGCTTTCGATATCGATCTTCACACTCTTTGCATAGCCCAGTCGCATCGACATTGAGCTTGCCCTTGCCATTCGTCTTCATCACGAGCAGCACGGCTCTGCCTTCCTTCGCGCAATTTCCCATCCCGCAAACCCAGTTGGGGCCAAAGCCCAAGTCTTTTCGAGCCTTCTCGATCGAGACGATCTCGCGCTTCAGAGTCATACGATCCGGATCACCCCCACTGCGTTATGCTTCATCTTCCGCATTTCGTTCGCGATTGCAAGAGAGTCTGCATGATCGGGACTCTTCCGGCCCGTGCGCTCCCGATAATCCTCCTTGGACTCCATGACGTGTCGGCCACGCGAGTCGAACTTGACGAGAAGAGTGGGCAGCTCTTCTTGATAGATTTCCTCGCCTGAAATCGAGAGCTCTGACTTCATGTCTTCGGCTAACTCGACAAAGATCTTCCCCTTTCGATTCGTATACTTCTTTTCGAGCTTCTCGCGCTCCCTGACCGATGAGTCCGAATCTCCTAGATAGCCAAAGCCCTGTCCGAAATGGACCTCGTGCAAGCTCACTGAGCTCGGAAAGGCGCCGTTATTCTGAGCTTCTTTCAGTGCATCGAAGACGCCAGCGCCCAAGCCGGTACAGTCGACACCCACGTGAATCAGGCTAGGGTCTGCACCCATTCGAATGAGTTCTTGAATCTCGAGCACGACAGTTCCAGAGACCTCCATGACGTCTTTCTTAACCTTGACCTTAGGCTTGAGTGCCGTGACTCCCCAGATCGATGTGATGACCGAATCGTCATCACCATAGCGTGCGACGTCGACTCCGACGCCAATCGTTTCTCCTAGACTCTTTGCGTCAACCCGGGCTTGCGATTGCTCCACGGTTCCTAGAGAGATCAGCGTCGAATCGTCTTCCTCAGGAAAATGACCCGTCACTTTCGAAATAAAGAGCGGGTGATCAAAGCCCCAGACAAGAGCGCGATCGACGACCCAACCCAGCGTTAGCAATGCGGGCATCACGATCTTATATCCAGCGATCCGGGCTTGCGCATCGGCGTCTGGCATCTCTTTTAAAAAAGCAATCTCAGCTTTGAGCTGATCCATATTCGTGATGCCGTTGGCGATCAGGTTGGGCGAATCAAAGCACGAGATATAGATCTTTTTCCATAGCCGCGATTGAAAGCACTTGTAGAACTCACAATTCTTAGTCGTCGGGTTACCGATCACAATGAACCGGACGTTCGCGCCCGTTAGCATGCCTTGCGCTTGGATCCAACGTTTAAGGCTAATGCCTGTTGCCTCATCAAAGATCATGAGCAAATAAGGCGCGTGAAAACCCTGGAAGCCAGAAGTCTTGCCTTGCCCACCGCCCGATGAGTCGGCGTCATCCTTGGGCGATAGCCCGACCGAAAACCAGTCGTCCCGAATCTTCCATTCGGTCGTGAGCATCCGTCCGCCCAATGGGATCTTTGAGCTCGCAAAGCCTGCCCGGATCTCACTCCAAAGCAAGAGCTCGACCTGGCTCCAAGTCGGTGCAGTCGTAATCGTCTTTGAGCCTTTAAAGACGGATCCAAACCAGAGAGCGATCTTGGCCATGAGAAAAGTCTTACCGACGCCGTGGCAGGCCGAGATGCAAACAAACGGATGATCGGCGATCGTCTGACAGATATTGCTCTGATAGCCTG